TGGCATCTGTGCTATGCCGTTGCCTTCATAATCGTTATCAACTATTTCAGCAACCCAATCGTCTATTTTTGCCTTTTGCTCTGTTGTTAGGTCAACTTGCCAAAGTTTTTTGTTATATTCTCCATTTTTGCCCTTTAATCTATATTGTTCCCCATTTTCATAGTATTCTCTATTCCCCCATTTGCTCATAGCATAACCACTTGCTACATCTGGGTTTTCGGTTGCGTAAAATCCGCCAGCCGTACCTTTTTTGGGGTTATATTCGCCGTATAGATTGGTATTTGAATGCCCGCTATAAACCACTAATGGCTTCCCATTTTCGTCAACTACTTTGGAGTTCCTAAACTTAGCTTTGAACTCTGGACTTTCCGTATTCGCTTTTTGGAATAGAATATTGTTCTTTTGAATCGGGTTATCCTCTAATTTTATAAAATCGTCTATTTCCTTTAAGGTTTTTTCAATTTCCTCTGTTGGAGTTCCTTTTCGAGCATGTGCTTTGCTTTCAATATCTTCTGTAAAGCCTTCAATTTCCTTAACCTCTCGGTTGATAATGTTTCGTTCTGTTTCGTCATTTCCTATTTCCTCCGATACTTGGCTAAATAAATCATCTTGAAGCCTATCCGCTTCCATTGATTTTCTTTTGTCGCTTGCTAATTTAGCAAGTTCTTCGTTCTCTCTTCCAATCCTTTTATCAAATTCAGCAATATACTCTGCATCTGATAGTCCAAAAGGGGTAAATGTTTTGCCTTTTATATAATCGTCTTTTTCTTTGAGTATCTCTTTCTTTTGGTTCTCAATTTCTTTTATCCGCTCATTTATTTCTATCGTGGCACTGCTTGTAACTACCTTATTCCCTCTCACCCCCAAAGGTTTATCTGCCGTGAAAGAAGCGTGAGAAATATAACTCCTAATATTATCTAAAAATTTGGACTTATTCTTGAATAAATCGATTTTGCCGTCATCATAGAGCCATTTATATAATTCCTCTTCGTGTTCGTTTGTAAGAACCTTATTGCTACTTCTTGCTTCGCCAATATAATCTATTATTGATTCAATAACGTTTCTATCTCTTGGCGATACGTTTTCCGTTTGCGAATAAGTTACGGAAGCCGTTCCTTTTGGGTTTAAGTGGCTCAAATTTATAATATAATTAGAATTTTTCCCCTCTAATCTTTTAGCTTTTTCAGCTATTTTTGCTTCCGATAACCCCTCATTTCGCATTTTTGTATAAATTTTCGCTCTTTCGAGTGATGTTTCTCTATGTCCTAATGTGTTGCTTTCCTCTAATGCAAATTTTTGAGCCTCTTCAAACGTGTCCGCTTTATATTCGGTACTTGGTATTGACTCAAAATCGGTGTATCCGTCTTCGCTTAACTCCTTGAACGCTTCATATCTACTATGTCCAGCCAAAATAAATGTTTTGCCTTCTGCGTTCTTCCAAACTTTAATCGGGTCAAATTTACCCCAATTAAATTTGCCTTCTTTTGCATCGCCTACAATACTATTTACTGTCTCTTTACTAAATTTGCCCTTTCTGTTTTGGAAAGATTCTCTGTCGAGACTTAGTTCAGACAATGGAATGTCTTGTACTTGGATTCTTTTTGATGTAGCCTTATCGTTGCTATCCCTAAGATTTTCAAAAATATTGCCTTCTTTTTTAATCTTCTCAATAAGTTTATTCGCATCTGGGTGTAAAATCCCTTCTGGGAATTCTTTTTCTAATATTTCGGCAACTTTTACAGCTTCCTTTACGTTATCAAATTCTACATCAATTTTTGGGTATGGCGAATCTGTATTGTCGTGTGCCGATAATAATATTTTATCTTTTAATTCATTGACTCTGTATTTCTTGCTCTCAAAAAACACTTTGCCACCAGTCCCAAGTTCTCGGATTGGCTTAATTTCGTCTAAACTGCGTCTATTTGCGTCTAAAACCTTTTTGTTGGATTCAGCAGATTGGTTATTGAATAATGATGGCAAATGTTCGCTCATCTTTTCAGACCCATAGTTTTTATACCAGAATACTTTGTTTTTTAACAAACTTGTCAATTCGTTGAACGCCTCGTGCTTTGGTAAATATTCGGCTCTTATTGCATCTGTATTTTCACCACGCATTAATGTGGTATTCAGTTTTTTATATAGGTCTTTTATTTCGCCCTCAAATTCATCGTATTTAGTTTTGAAGTCCTCTACTGTTATATCCAAAGTTTTAATTTCGTCAATAGTTAATTGGCTTAGCGGTTTTCTGTTACTAATACTCGGTTTGCTGCCTTTTTGATTAGCCAGTATCCTTTCAATATCGGCTTTCTCTGCATCAACATTAAATAACTTTTCTGTTGCCCCACTTCTAACAAATTCATCAGCACTTTTGTATTTCTTCGCTTCTGTTTCCAAATCTTTAGGCAGATTAGCGGGTTCTGCCTCGACCTTTTTAGCGTCCCTACCTTGTGGTAAAGAAGATTTATATTTCAAATAATCAGTAATTATTTCATCGTCTTTTGCCCCGCTATCATATTTTTCAATTACTTCTTGCTTATTTGTATATTCATCAAAATCATCAAAAGTCGATTGTTCTTCTGTGGTTAATTTCACTTTTTTGTCAAATCCAAGTTTGCCAAGAACGTTCTTAATGTTTTGGGCTTCCGAACTCGGTTTGTTCACCTCTGGGCTAACTTCTTTAGAATTTGGCTTATATTTAGGTTCTAAATAATTTATTGACTCTTTTAATAATTCTATTGTTCCCAATCTATCTTTATTTTTGAACGCTCCGCTACCTTCCCATTCTGCCCCGCTTTCTTCTCGTTTAAGATTGCTTTTTAACACGTCAATTAGCTTTTGTGGGTCTTCGCCTTTTCCTACTCTTTGCTCAAATTCTTTAATTACGTGGTTCTGTGGCTTATTAGAAACAACTGGCGGAACTGTCGCCTTCTCACCAGTTGTTGGCTCAAAAGGTTGAGCTTTTGAGGTGGTAATCTCTAACGGAGACTTTTTAGGCTGTTTTTTGTTCCACTTATTCCACTTGCTAACTATAACGTTTTGGGTTTTAACGTCTTTTGCTCCGAGTTTTTTAATGGTTTCGTTTATGCTTAACCCTTGATTAAAATAATCTTCGGCTGTTGGCTTAGTCGTTTTTGCCGTTTTCTGAACCTCTATTGGCTTTGTTTCGCTCTGCGTTTGCTCAACAATAGGGGCTGTCTTTTCTGTTGGAACTCCTCTTAAAGCATCTATGAATATGTCCCTTCGTCTTCTCGCTTCATTATGTAAATCTTCTCTGTCTAACTCATCAGCCTCACGCATTTTGTCTTCGTAATATTTCACGCTTTCAATAGCCGTTGGTCTCCCAATTTCAATGCCATTTACAACTACGCTACCTTTTGTCGGGGTTAGCTCAATCTCTTTATTAAATTCTACGTTTGAACGCTTCTTTACTGGATTTGGGACATCTTGGAATCTATCGCCTAATTGTATCCCTCTATTTACAGATGGGTCAATTTCTTGTTTGGGAATATCGTTTATTGTGAATTGGTCATTTATTTTTTTGTCAATACTTCTTTTTTGGATTCCAGTACCAATCATTCCAGCACCACTACCCAAAATAGAACCCAAAGCACCCTCGTATAATGGTTGATATAACCATTCATCAAGACCTTTAGGCTTATCGCCAGTTGCTTTGTAGATAGATTGCATTATTAAATTTGGGTATGCTTGTGCAAATTCAGTTGCTCCTTCTGCCATAGCTTGGTCAACACCTTCGTTTACAACTACTTTCCATAATTTATTACTTGCTAAATCTTTGGCTATTTGATTGGCTATTTTAGTTTTCATAGCCTTAGTTATGCCAATTTGTTTCGCAATAGGTGCATATTCTAAAATTGAGTTTACAATTCCAATAGTAGCACCAACGTTACTTGCTTCGGTATCACTCAACCCATATTCTTTCGCTGTTGAATATCCTTCTGAACCTTCCATTACATAACCAGCCCCGACTCCAAGTGCTGGGTTAATTACACTCAAACCATACATTGTAGCTAAGTTTATTCCACCGCTTGTTAAATCATATAAAAATTGGTTTGGAATACCCCTTTTCTCAATTTTCTTTTTCTCACTTTGTGCTTCTTCCCATAATTTATCAGCCTCAAACATTGCTTGGGCTTTAACTTCATAAGGTGCGTGTTGCAGCATAAAAGCTCCCATTTGGGGCAAGCTAATATTGGCAAAATCTTTCACCGCTTCTTTTGCCGAAAATACTTGGTTATCAATCCAGGTGTTCTCTTTTCTGCTTTTTATTGGCTGTGGCTCTTTTGTTCCAAGTGGGTTTTGGAAGTCTTTCTCTGCCATTACTTTGGCAACATCGGGAGCGAAACCCTTTTCAACCATTTCTTTAATTTTTGTGCTTGTATATGCGTTTTTTGCTCTATCCGCTTCGCCAATCTGACTGTTATAGCTCTCAAGAAGACTATTATAATAATCAAAATCATCCTTTGGGATACTGGAATTATATTCACTTATCAGTCCGTTCTTAGTATCTACGTTTTTTTCGTTTTTTATCTGTTGTCCAAGTGCAGTTAACCCTTTAGATTTATCAGATAAGACGCTATTCATACTATCAATTTTACCAACTATCTGGGGCAATTTATCCATAATATTGAAATAATTTTCCCTTGCATCTTCAAGGTTCACTTGTGGTTTAAGTATTTGGTCTAATGAAAACGTGTTATTTTCCCCTCTTGGCATTTCCATTTTGTTATATTTATCAAATTCGTGCGTGGGTATAGTTTCACTTAAATTTTGATTAGGTAAAAATTGTTGAGTTTTAGGAAACTCCGAAATACTACCTTGATAATTTGTAGCCTTTGGTTTTGGGTATAGTTTGTCTAATTCTTCCCAATCAATATCAATATCTATTATTCTTTTAATATCTGGCATTATTGACCTTTTAAACTTTTATTGATAGCTTCCCATAGGTCGTTGTATCCTTGTGTTTTCCTAACGTCTATACCTGTTCGTGATAGTATGTATGGGTATATTAAGTTCATATCACTCGTACTCATACCCCCTTTCCCTAATAGGTTTTTTATCCCCTTTACAATAGCTTCAGCACCTTTTAGCGGGTTCTCGGCTATTGTATTTCTGACTCTCTCGGTGTTGGCAAATGCAATCCAACTATAATCTTCTGCGGTTGCTTCTATTTTCCCTATTAATATCGTAAGATTTTCCTGCAGAGCTGTCTCTTCAGCGTTGAGTCTCTCTTTATTCTTAATTGCTTCATTATATCCTTGTGGGTTCTCTTCATAAAGTCTTTGCAATCCATCGGGGGTTATCCCATTTTGCATTTCTCTTTCGTTGAACCCAGCCTTCATTAATATTTCTATAGCCTGGTCGGTATAACTTTTGGCTGTTTTTTCTGATATTTTTGCTTCGGCTTGTTTCTGTTTTATTTTGTCTTCATCCCTCTTTTGGAAATCTTTTCTATTTACTTCAGCTACCTTTCGGTCTTGTTCCAGTTTTGCTTGGGCTACCTTTCGGTCTTGTTCAAGTTTTGCTTTGACTACGGCTTCGTCTTGTTCCTTTAGCCGTCTAAATTCATTGTAGCTTTTTGAATCGTCAGCGTTTAATCCGCCAAACATTATAGCTTTTTCTTCATTTGTTAAATCAACATCTGTTTTAACTAATGGGGTGGTAGGATTGGTAATATCAATAGTTTTCTTACCACGCATTAAATCATTAAGAGCGACTCGTGATGCTTCGGCTTCGACTTTGGCTTCGGACTGTTTTTTTTGGAACTCGGCTTGGGTTTTTTGTTCTTCGGCTTGGGTTTCTTCCAATTTTTCTTGTTTTAGCCGTTCTTTTTCAATGGCTTTGTACCTTCTATCCATACCACTGACAATATTATTGCCAATACTTGGTAAGTATTTGCTAAAACTTTGTCCCATATCCGATAAGAAGCTACTCATTTAGTCCCATCCTTTTTAATAGCTCCAACTGGATTCCCAAAATTTGCACCAGCCCAACCACCTAAAACTTGTCCGCCTAAACCAGCAATATCGCCGAAAAAATCCCCAAAAGTATATTTGGCTTGCTCTTTTTCGAAATCTAATTGTTTATTCTGGAATCTAAGCTGTTCATCAAATTGTCGCCTTTGTTCGTCGAAACTATCTCTTTGTTGGTAGCCTTGCTGAACTCCCATTAAACCACTTAATCCTTGCTGCTGTGCTTGGTAATCCAAATTTGCAATATTTGCATCAACCTGCGAAATTGCATCCGCTCTTTCGCCCGCTAATTTCGCATTCGCAACTGAACCAAGTCCAGATGAAAGCAAACCACCGCTTGCCAAATTTTCCTCATTAGCTTTGCGTGCGTCAATCATCCCCTTGTCTATTCTGTTTGTAGCTGTACTTCTTAGCTGATTTTCATACCCTTTGGATAATCCTTCTCGCTGCTGTCGCCCATATACTCCACCTAAATAATTTAACCAATTATTCGATGAGCCAACTGTGTTTACGCCTGGTATCATTCTTAAACCTCTCTGTAAGTTTCTATCCAATTTCCATTTATAGCTTTCGCAATAACTTTTTTACTGTTATCTGTATATGTAATTTCCGTCATATCATCTACCTCTTTGATATTTGGCAATTTATGGGCTATTTCCGTCTTTGGTTGGAAATAATCCTTTAATCTTACTACCAAATCGTTAAATTCTACGTCTGTCATTGTCTTACCTCGTTAAATTCTAAATCTGCCGAGTTAAACTCATTTGCTCCAGTAATACTGTATTCTAAGGTCTTTGCGTGCGTAAAAGCACTCGCAAATCTGCCTATTGCCATTTCAAAGTCTTTATCCCCGCTTGAATCTGAATCTGAATAACTCGCTCCGTTTATAGTATGTCCTACATTTATACCGCTTAGTTTGTTATACTTTGAGTATAATTTTAGCATCCTAAATCTATCTTTTAACCCTTCAACTAATAATTTTGCAAAGGTTATTTTCGTTGTGAATGTCCCAGTATTTGCTTCGTCTGCTTCCACAAAATCAACGTTTCCACTTGAATAGCTAATTAAATACGAATAAACTATATCATTTGAAGTTGCAAGGACAATTACGCCATTTACCACCGCAATGTCTTTTGCTAAAAATTTTTGTGTCTTGAACAAATACCATGATTGTGATATTTCATCGTAAATGTAAATCAAAGTTGTACTTGGGCTTGTACTTGTATCGTTCATTAAAACCATATACCAATTATCTGAATAAGCCGAACCCATAAATGTTCCAAGTAAATCAATTTGCAAACTAATCGGGTTATTTGGGTAACTGTATATTCTATTTTTAAACATAAAATAATAAGTCGAGCCACCCCTTTTAACTGAAAATGGCGTATCACAACCAATATTATCAATTATTTTAACTACTCTCCAGTTTAATGGGTTACCTTGCGTATATAATTTGCAAATAGACTTTTCTTTTAAAATAAGTAGCCCATCTATATCATCCATAATCGAAGTAATTGAATCTCCGTCATTTTGATGCACATTGATTATGTTCAATGCGTCAATTTCTGAAGTCTTACCAGGCTCACTAAATATTACTGCCGAATTATATGTTATTGTTGAAGGGGCTGAATACTTCTCGCCTAAAGCTGAACTTGCATATATATCTGTGAAATATGCGTCTTCTATCCCAATATTATCTGGTATCTTATAATAAAACCCGTCGTCTGGGAATTTTGTTCTATAAATCGCCTTTGTTAAACCAAATATTAGCCCATTCGCTATCGACATTCTTGGGATATTAATAAGGTCTATTGCCCCAGTTTCGGGGGGAAACTGATTATAGACTTTATCGGTATAAATTGGACTGCTTTGTACCCCGCCGTATGTTTGGAATACTGCTAAATATTTATAAGAATATGTCGCCGTTCCATAACCAACTGCATGGAATATATATGTTCCCTTAGCTGATTCGGGAGCGATTAAATTTATGGCAGTTAGTTTAATATTAGCTAAAAATGACCTATCCCTATGTGTAGCTATACACCTCGCTTCGGTTGGTAGATTTTGGTAAACAACAGTTTCAACGCTTAAATCTGTGTCCGCCTTTGTATCAACATATACAGTATTCTCGTGGGCAACGTTCTCGCATAAATAAAATACTTCCTCATTCGCTTTGGTTCTATAAATATTGATGCTTTTAACCCTTAAATCTGTGCTTACTGGCATAGTGTTAGTATATCCGATTGATAAAGTTTTATTCGTTGAATCTGTGCTTAATTGGCTCGTATCACTTGTATAATAAGAAATCGGTAAGCTTGGGGCAGATTCTTCGCCTTCCTCTGTTACATAAGTTAAAACATATTTATATGACGCATTGGCTGTTAAATTGCCCCCAGATGACAAACCAATCTTAATGCTGGTAATATCTGGCTTTGTAACCCCAAAGGTCTCAACAGTCGTTAAATCGGTGTATTTAGGTGTTTCACCTTCGCCTACAAGATAAATTCTGTCTCTATATTGTGCGTGGTCTATTTTATTGGTGGTAGAGAAAACAGAACTCCCTAAATACGAAAACCCCCCAGTAGTTTGTCTTTTTAATTGGTAACTATTTTTTGCTAAAGTGTATTTAACATCATCTTTTGTTGCTTCAAATAGCGTCTGTGTTTCAAATGTTCCAATAGCACCATTTGCTAAATCTGCTGTGAAGCCTTTCCTTCCAATCGCTTTCCCATAAGTTGAATCCAAAACCATATTTTCTAATACAGATACCTCACCATCCCCCAATAGTTGCGGGTCAGTTGTTTGGTTAAGCCGTTTTATGCCTTTGAATCTCTTAATCACCGAGTTCACCCATAAGTTGATTATAAGGAGTATTGTTTTGATATTCTTTCAAATCTCTAATAATTTGCTCGTACAAGTCTATATAATCTCTGAAAATGTTTGACATCACCTTGTATTCAATCGCTGTGTAATATTCTGGTGGAAGCTGAATATCGCTTCCCTCTGTTAGATTGTTATCAATAAATGGCAGAATAGCCTTGTAGTAAACGAAAGTCATACTAACGCTTGTTGGAACTGGGTACATTTGGAACACTTTAATATCGCCGTCCCATAAGAGAGTATAGTATTTCCCGCTTCGGTCTGTCAATTTCGTGAAATCTTCGGGGGTTTTATACTCTAATTCTTCTTGCTCTGATGTAATTATTTGGCGTATTTTACCACAATCTTTAGGCAAACCATACAGAATTGCGTTATAGCCTTGTCTTAAATCATCTAAACCACTGATTGAAGTGGTTATTTGGTCGAATGGAAACAAAACCCAATATTGCTCCGCTTCCCCTACTGCTCCGTTGTTAGGCATCGGTGATGCGTGGTCTGTCCCAATATCCGCCGTTAAAGTCAATGTTGAAGCTAACGTTCTTCGTTGTATGTCGGCTTCCGCTTGCGTTATCAACTGGAATATCCATGCTTCTTGCAAATCAATGTATGGGACGCTCCTAAGCAAAGCGTCCATTTTATAACGTGCTATTATTGAATCTTTTAATTCTTTGTACGTCATTGTAGTTTCTCAACTGTCTTTTCAGTGTTCATCTTACCCACAAATCTGTTATATGCTTCCGCAATGTCATTTGATAGGTCTTTTTCTTTTGAAATTGCCTCGTTCAACCTTCCAAGTATTTTATCTATTTGCGAAACTCCTCTACGGATTACATATTCGATAAATTCTTCTGGCATATTGCTTTCTGTTCCGTCAGCCGTTAATTCTGGGATAACTTTATAATAATAAGCCGTTGCCCCAACAATCTCTGAAGGTACTAGGAAAATATAATTAGATAGTCTCATAAAAACTGGCTGTGATATAGTCGGCGCCAAGAATGCGTTCCTGGCAACATCAAGGAAAGAGTTTTTGTCAACTTCCTTCGCTATACCATATTCAATACTGCCCCCATTATCATCATTAACTTGTATTTGGATAATCGATTTAGGACTTTCCAACATATCGGTAGGGACTGGTGAGCGGGCAACGTCAATACCAGCATACGTTAAAGCTACGACAGCCAGAACGCCATCCTCTTCCCATTTCTTCATACCCAAACCATTTAACTCGGTCTGGACGTATCTTTGTGCTTGGTTTATTATGTTGTTTAATCTTACATTTGTGAAGTTAATATCCGATAGCACGTTAGCGTCTATTTTAATTTGGTCTCGAATTTCTCTTAGTGTCATTTTATCATTCCTAACATTTGTATGAATAATCCAAATTCATTTGCGGATTCTTGCAAACGATTTGCTTTCTTTAATAACACCGCATAAGCATATTGTACTATTGCTGGGTGCGATGTTTCTATTAAACTGCACGAAGCGCTTGAGGTTATATCGGACGGAATAGGGATGTATGATATAATGGCTTCGTTTGTCATTGCTATTTCTGACGGCTCAAAAATTAACGTATTGTTAAGTTCATAGACAATCGGGTCGTTTGTAGTAGGAGTCATAAATGTGTTTAATTCGATGTTAGGTCGTTTTGAATCGTTGTTAATAACCTTTGCTGGGTAATTGTTTAATATTGCAGACTGTAACCTAACCATTGTAGGTCTTGTTATCGCCCATTTAGTAGCAGATACCGTATCCGTTACTGTCAATTCAAATACGTTCTTGGCTACCAATTCTATCGGGAGCAAGCTTATAACCTCAATTTGTGCATCGGAAAAAGCTCGATAGCACTCTATATCAGTCCAAAACGAAGCTGTCGCCTCATCTAATTTGCTGCGTAAGCTTGCTAACATCTCAACATTTGTCATTATAAACCTATCTCAAGCTTTAGTTTTTCAAATTTTATTTTTTGGTCTTCCGTTACGCCTTTCCTAAAATCGCCACTCACTGTTACAATTTCTGTTTTAAGCGTGTCATATTCTTTGAATAATTTCTTTAAGTCTTCACCCTCTCGGTAGCCTCTTGCTCCTTGCACTACGTTTGAACTGCTTTTGGGTAAAGAGCCTATTGTAAATGCCCCGATACCGCTAATTTTAAAGTCTGGGTGTGATTTTAACTTTTCTATAAGTTCTTCATCGTTTGTCTCTAACACACCATAACCGCCTAAATCTACAAACTCGATTAGCTTATCGCCTATGGTTAATTTAAGATTCTTTGATTTGCTTACAAATTTTGTGTTTTCCATTATGATTCCTTGTTTTTATTTAATTTGGGGAGCATATTCCGCCCCCCTTTTTAATTATGCTTTTAGAACGCCCCCAGTTTCTTCGTTCATATACTGTGCACCCAAATCAGCAAGGATAAGGTCTGTTCGTCCATCTGTACCTGGAGTTTCAATACCTTTTTCAATTCTGAATTTACGTGAACCTTTCAAGTCATTTGCCATATATCGACCAGTAAATTTGTCTTTGTCAATGGCAATAGCCCAATTAGTATATTTTCCGTCTAACACTGGGTTATAAATTAAATCAAGAGTAGTTGTGCCAAATATGTATTGGATTACCTTAACACCATACTTTGTTGCAACAATGTTAGCGGGTAAACTGTTATATTTAGCTTTCAAGATAGTTTGTATTTCGTGGAATCTGTTAGAACCAGCATAAACAATCTTGTTTTGCGAACCTTTTGCACCAACTAATTTGGCGAATGTGTCAAGTAAGGTTTCTGTTAAGCTACCATAAGCGGTTGTTTGGATGTTGCTTGTTAGCATTCCTAATAAACCCTTACCATAAGTTTGTACCAAACTGCCAGCACTTGCGGCATTACCAGACTCTAAGGATAACATAGTAATTCTCTCAAGTTGAAATTTCATCTCTTTCATAACTTTTTGGACTTGTTCGGCGTGCGATAATCCGTCTGTGAACGCTTCACCAGCTTGGTCTCGTCCAGTCGTTGTTATGGCTTTCTTCATTATTGTTAAATGATTGTGAACCTCAACTTCTTTTGTTGAAAATGCAGTCGGTGCTGTTGAGCCTTCTGCGAACATTGACGCAAGAATTTTAATGTAACTGCCTGTTCCACTGATACTTGCAAGCGAACTTGAACCGTCCGCAGCTGTTAATGTTGCAGAGTTTGTGCCAATAGCGGAAACTCTCGCCATCTCATCATTTGCCTCAACAATTACTAAGTCGTTTACGTTAAAGATATTAACGTTCGCAACATTCACATTTGTTAATGCCAAATTGCCACCGCTTGCTGTGATTGCAACGGCAACTGTCGTATTGTGTGGGAATAATTCGTCTTCCATCCAAGAAAATTTACCACTTTTGTTTTTTACTTCTTTTTGTTTCTTGCTGCCGAAAAACAAATATTGTGTTGCGGGGTAATTATATGGTTCTAATATACCTAAAGCACCCCACACATCTGGTTTTTGGTTCGCAGCTAAGCCGTTTCCAGCTCCCCTTGCACCTTGTATTACACTTGTAAAAGCCATTTAAGCCTCCAAAATTAGTTTAATCATTGTTTTGGTTAAGTTCATAAAGCTGTTGGACAAGGATGTCGTTATCCGATAAATCTGCCGAAATCCTTTGGGCTTCTGTATGCCCTAATACTCCAGTAGTTTTTCTTTGCAACCCCTTTTTTGCTATTTCAAAGGCTCTATTCTTAACATCGTGTTCGTAGTTATTGCTTTTAACGGCGTTAATTACTGTTTTTGCCACCATATTTATGAATAGGTCTCTATTTTCAATGAAGAACTTAGTTGTACTTTCTTTTAACTTCCCATTTGGGTCGAGCAAAGTATCTTTGTTCTCTTTAACGAAAAAGTCAATAGCCTCTTCGGGGGTTATGTTGTTCGGAATATGCTTAGAGAGTTCAAGTTTAATCTCATTTTGGTATTGAACGGCTTTTGCTCCTATTTCTTGCTCTTGCAGTTTTAGCTGTTCTTTGTCCAACATTTGCTGATTAAATTCGTCCAATGCAATTTTCTTGCTTTTTTCGGTTTCGCCTTTTATCCATTTTTCAAACCCCTTCGGGTCATCATAGGGGTCGGGCATAGCCTCGTCTAAGTCTTCATCATCTTGTTCTTTTTCTTCCTCAACCTTAACTTTTGTTTGTTTTAGTTTAGTATATTCCCTTGTTAGCGAATCGTAGGATTTGGCAATCTCTATAATGGGCTTTCCTTTTAGACCGCTTAGCGTTGGGAATTGTTGTATCAAGGCATCGTCAACTACCAACATTTTTTCCGCTGACTCTTCCTTTTGTTGTATTGCTGTTTCCTCTTCGGCTTGGACTTCCTCGTCTTCCTCAAAGTAACTTTGGATAGCTTCTAAACTCTGGTTTGATTCTTCCGAGTATTGCTCGTCATCGTTTACAATCTCGTCTTGAATTTCCTCGTTCTCGTCCATACTATATCCTTTTTTAATTAATATATTTTAGTGATTTTGATATTCTATCTATTCTGTACATCAAATCTTTACCGCATTCGTTATGAGTATCCCAAGTTTCTGTTTCTATTTCAAACACTGTCTTGTTATAAGTCCTCGTTGCGAATCCTTTGAAATTATGTTCTATGTCTTCCATAATTATAAATACAAAGTCATTTTTAATCCCAGTCTCTGCTATCTTTTTTCGCCTCTCTGTTAAATGTCTCGGTGCTATTATCCCAGTTGTGTCGTTTCTGTATAATTCCCCAACCATTTCGCTAATTTGTGGGTCTAAGCCCATTTTTAAGCCTTTTTGAGTTATATCGCCCCGAACTTCGTTTTGTTTTATAATTATTCCGCTCATTGTTGAACTCCTTGCATCGCCATTTGCTGTTGCATCTGTTGCATCATCTGCATTTCTTGAAGGATTTTAGCTCGACTCATTTGTGGAATATCCAGTAGCTTTAATTTCTCTTGCTGCCACGTTGGGCTGTTAATGAGACTTGGCATATTTTGCTCTGCAACAACATATTGGTCTAACTTGGCAGCTCTTTCGTAATTACTCATCGGTGCTGTATCTACAACTAAATCAAGGTCTGCATTTTGGAAGGATGCTATCCCTTTGTTTATTCTTAAAAACATATTATTTGATGTTACTGATTGCTGAACGTAGCCACCTTGCGATAAGAACTGCATCATCTGCTCGTTCATTTCGCCACCGATTACTTTAATAACTCTTTCGGTTGTATCGTATCTCTTAACCAATTCAAGTAATTTCTTGCCTTTAGCTTCTTTGTAGCGGGTCAAATTGTCTAAGAATAGGAATGATACTAATTTACCTTGTTCTTGTCTCAATGCAACGGCTCTGCCACTCTCTGCTGAACTTTCTTTCAAGCCTTGACTATTTGCTCCGCCCATAATGTCTGTTGTAGCTTGTTGCATTATACCGATGACTTGCATGTACTGTGGGTTGAAACCTTGACTTTGGACTACATCAAATATCTTCTCATAGCCTTTCTTTTGTACAACCCCGCCAGTCTTGGAAACCTTTTTCATCGCTGATTCGGCTGTTTCACCGCTTGCTAATGCGTTCACATTTAATTCGTAAACGTTTTTAAGCTCACTTCTAAGCGAATAATCTATTTGACTCCAAATTCTGTCCATAAATATTTGTGGGCTTGACATAAAGTCTAATACAGAAATCCAATCATTCGCAACTTTTATGCTAAAATAAACGTTATAAGGGTGAAATTCTAAGCCAGTCTCTTCATATTCTAAAATTTGATTGTAGGTGAATTTATAATAATCATACTCAAACGCTTCTTTGGTCTCGACAGATAGTTCGTCTTTCGAATCAAACCCGCTCATTGCGTAAAAAAGTTCGATTTGAGTCTTTAGCTCGTTTATTTCCTTTTTGTTCCTTGATTTTTTCGCTACGATATTTGAAAAGTTGAATAGCTTTTGCGAATCTTTGAATAACAAATAATAGTATGTCTTCTTAGTTAGTTGATAATGGTGAAACAGCGAAACTGTCCCAGTATCGAGCGAAGCACCCCAATAATTTATTTCTGGTCTTCCGTGTAACGAACCGAACGTATCATCTTCGTTAATTAGCTCGTAACCTTGACTTTCGAGTTCGCCTTTTGTCAAACGTTCAATCTCTGCAACAAACAAAGGCTTTTTAAGCTCATAAGTTAAATCATTCAAATCCCATACAAAATTGAGATTGTCAACTTTTCTGTTTGTTATTTTATCAATACCAAACTCGTTTTCAATTTCAAACTTGTCAACCCCGAAGCTAATGCCGACTCCATCGTCGAAAACATCACTTTCCAAATGTGCCATGTCGTTTTTGCGTTCATAGTCTCGCATCACGATTGTCGCTATTTCCGCTCCAACTTCATCATTTGGGTCTGACGCAGCCTCGACCTTCCAGCTTTGGCGTGATTGTTTCTGCACCGCCGAGACTCTGTGCAAAGCCGAAACGGCAATCGGCATACTAAAGGGGATTCTGTCTTGTAGCTCAAACTTTGCTTTCTGCTCTGAAGTCCAATTATCCGCTTTCATTCTGCTTTCGTTTCTTGCTATTTTGTCCCATTTATCCATAAATGTTGTTGAAACTGCATTATGGAACGAATGCAGTTGCGATAAGCTCATAGGGGTTTCTATCTGTTTTGTCATAGCGTTACCTCGCTTAGCGTGCAATCTGAATATTCAGAAATTCTGATTGGTTCGTTCCCTTTCGTGATAGCATAATTTGGTAGCCAAATAGAACAATTTATCATTAAAGCACTTGCCATAACTCTATCATCATAAGTTTTCGTTGAAGCGTCCGCCAATTTGCCTTGTGCAGCCATTCTCCCTTGTGCGTCTCTTACGAACGTTAAGCACTCACTCCAGAACTGTTTATCTCTGTCAGTGAACAAATCTTCTCTTATCCATTCATTTAAATAATTTATTATGATTGGTTTTGATTTACTTGTAGTGATAAACCCAAGTCCTTGATGTGATGTACTTAGATAACCTTTACTATAATCTTCTTGATATTTGATATTCAACCCTAATTCATAGCCTTTTATAATTACGTGCAAACCGTGATTATTTTTCTCGATTTCAAAGAATACTTTATTTTTGAGAAGATTTTGTATCTTTTTCAATTCGCCAGCAAAAAGGTCGGGGTCGATATGTCCGTGCCACGTTAAGATGACCTCGTCTGTGCGTCTGTCTAACACCTTGCACACTGAATAATCGCCTTGCTCCAGCCCTTCCGCAACGTCAACGCCAGCCGAATAAACGTTTTCTTCTCTTTCGCTTACTTCTATGTTCTTGTATAAAGTAATAAAACCTTTTGAATTTTTGATAAATTCGCCACTTTCGAGTAAATCGCCCTTTAACCCCTCACTTGAAAGGTTGTAATTATCGAAACATTTTTCTGTATCAAAAACTGGATTCCCCGATGCAACGAACGCCTCTTGTGCAGAACTCGGATATTCTTGTTTCATCTTTTGAATGTCGCCGTTTAGCTTGTTTATTAGCGTGTGCCTATACCAATTTAACTGTTCTAACGTTAAATTAAACGATTTTTGGATGTTCTTTTCATAATCGCTTAAAATAAATCTTGATTTGTCGCTGTCAGAGCTAAATTCTTTTGAATATTCGGGTAAATCGTGCCAAGCAAGGAATATAGGTATGTAACCATTTTCCCCGCTTATTGCGTCTTGCCAAACATCATAAAAATATCCCCCTATCCCATTTGCTGTTGATTCTAAAACGATAAGCGTATTCTGCTCATCTGGAACAGTTTGTAATAAACCAGTCATAGTTGTGTTTGCATCTCGCCAAAATGCGACTTCTGTTGCGTGTAGGTCTTGAATTGTCGCCGAGCGTCCAGCTTCACCGCTTTCTGCTGTGCTTACCACTATCTCACTTTTCAGCCTTTTATAGCTTATTTTCTTCTCGTTAGAATTTTGGATTTCTGGTTGCAACTCTTTAGGCAAGTTCTCGTAGAATCGCTTGAACATTGCAAAAAGGTTGTCTGATGCTTCTTTTATATGCCCAATTATCAATGCTTTCCTATTTTTGGCGAACGTATTTCTTTGAAATATAACCCCCTCAAACATCGTGCTAATCCCCTCTTGGCGTGCTTTTAGGATAATAAATCTTAGGGGTTTCCCTTCCACTTTAGCTTTCTCATAAACATCGTAAACTTTATTTTGTGCATTGTTTAGCTTAAAAGGGATGATATTACCTTTCTTGTCTTTAATTTTCAGAAGTTTTTCAGATGCGAATCTAAAATCATTAACTATTTGCTTAACTTTATCATAGTTCATCGATAACGTCCTCGATTGTTCTGATATTCATTTCAGCTTTCACTTCTGTTTTTGAAGCGACAAGTTTATCTAACAATTTATTCAAAACTTGCGAATTTATTCTTCTTATGTCTTCTTTGCTCGCCGTTCCGTCTATCAATTTTATCGCTGTTTGTATAATCTTTTGCCTGTTCGCTTCGAGTAAATCCGCTTGTGGTTTACGCAATTCCGCTATTCTTGCTGCAATCTTGACATCTTTAGCCAAAACACTTGCTTTCTCGTCAATCGATTTGCTTAGCCAATTTTTTGAATTAGGATAAGCGATTGCGTACGATTCGTGTTGCGATTTACCGCTGGCAACGCCTTGACAAAAATTTTCTTGTTTCAATGTTAGGTTCACAATATCTCAACATTTTATTTTAAACAGTTTCTGGGACTAATTAAAACAAATTTTAGCGTTAAAACAATATCAACTTCCGCAACAACGGATATTGAAATTATTTTTATTTTTTTTAATTTATTTATGGAGTGTAAAATGAACAGAGTTGAATCAATTATATTTGACGATATAATTAGCAATAATAGAAAAGCAGTTTTTGAAGATTACGAAGTTTTTTGCGATAATGAAAATTTTTTTAATGACATTGAGCATAATGAAATTATATGCTCGGTTGAAGAGTTGAAAAGTGCCGTTATTCTTATGAATAACGAATTCGGGCATATTAAAAAAATCGAAGCTGACGCAGCAGAAATGTTAAGAATAGATGGTGAACGCTCTCAAGAGCAAAATCACCTAAACGATTGTGGTTTTTATCGCACAAAACCCTTGTTTTATGCGATTGACGAACACAATCTTTATAACAATTTCCGTTCTTTCGTTAATAGCATTGAAAAGCTATATCTCGAAAGAAAAATATCAACAAATCTATTAGATTTAACGCAAGATGCGTTAAAATCTATAGGCGAAAGTTTTAACGAAGAGTGGTTTGCGAGTCAAAGGCTCGTTAGCAAGCAAATCAAGGACAGAATAGCCCTTGATAGATTTTTTATCGAAGTGAATCCTCACTTCAAAAAATAAGGAGTAAATATGGCTTTAACATTAAGAAGCAGCACAAAGCTCGACAAAATCGAGCTTTTGCTTGCTAAAGTTTTTAATAATAAATCATCTGGAGCTGAAATAGTTTTAGACGCTTGGACACACCTTAGAACCCGCACACTTGCGGAGCTTAAAGGTGTGTTTTCAGAGCAAG